CACGAAACCTAAATGAGTGCAGCGGGCCGCCGGTTTCCTCAAAGAAGGCAATCACCGTGGCGAGGTCATCCACGGACCGGATACCAAATCCTGCGTCATAAGAGCGGCGCGAATTCTTCCAGCGCGCATTGCGTTCTTCCTCACCACTGGCGAGGGCCACAATATCCACCCGGCGTTCCGGGCCGCCAACCACGCCCGCCGCAATATCGCGCGGGAACACCTGGTCAAGAAAGGCCATGAGCCATCCCCTTTGCTGTGTTTGGGATCAAGTGTTGCGACCACCACGCCCAACCGCGCGGGCGAGTGTCGCGGCGATGCGACCTTTGGAGGCGTTAAAGGACGCGGGGTCCGGGGTCTGGATGGTGACATGCACCGGGCGGCCATCATCAGGATTGCCGCGTTTCACCACCTTGATATTTTCATCCGCCGAAACTCGGAAGGCGGCCACGTTGCGGTCAATGCCCGCGCGTCCCGCCACTTCCATTTCGCCGCCAGTATCAAAGCCCAGAAGCCCGCCAAAGAAATTGCCGATGCCGGACAGCAACCCGCCACCACCACCGCTACCACCAAGCCCGCCGGAAAACAGGTTGTTAGAAAGCTGGGTCAGCGCTTCGGAAATCGGGTCAAATACATCGGTTAGGATGCCGTCCAAAACATGTTTGCCCCAGGCGTCAATCACGTCGCCAAAGTCATCCAGGGTCAATTTTCCATCGTCAAACATGCCCTTGAGCGCGTCGGATACCACCTTGGCCTCGGCGTCCATTTCCTTGCCCAGGTCGTCAACTTCCTCGCGCAAGCCCCCAAGGCTGCCCTTGAGCCTATCCGCCGGGTCAATCGGCGTGACCAGCGCATCCCCAAAGGAGACGGTGCCGCCCTCGGCACTTGCCAAGGCTTCCTCAAGAGACTGGATATTTTCCTCAGTCTGACGCAACTGGTCAGACATTGCATCGTCCGTTTCCAACAGCCGTTGCCGCTCCACCAGCAGATCCGCAAGGGTCTGTTGTGCATCTTCAAAGGCCTCGGCATGACGGGACACCGCAATGTCATTTGCTGGAAAGCCAAGAGAATTGACCACCGCTTGGGCATCGCTGATTTGATCTGTCAGGCCCGAATATTCGCCAGAGGCCAGCGCAAGAGCGCGCTGTTCTGCGATGATGGCGTTGACGTTCTCATAGCGGGCGCGCGCCTCGGCCAGTTTCTTTTGCGCCGCATCCACAGACATTGTGGTGTTGGTGCCAAGCGCCTGCGCCAAGAGCTGGGTCTGGGTGATTTCATCCGCCAAGGCCTGGGTCAGCACATCTGCCGATGCACTGACATTATCCGTTTCAGGCCAGAGCGCGGCAAAGGCCACAGTGGCCAGACCGATGCCACCGACAATCAGGCCGACCGGCCCCATAAGGGCGGAAACGGCAATGGTTAGACCGCCGATAGCAAGCGCCAGTGGACCAACGGTGAGGGTCAGCAGGCCTAAAACAACAATGGATTTCTGCACCGGATCTGGCAGGGCCTGGAACCCGGTGACCATGGAGCGGAAAAACTCTGTGATCGGCGGCAACAGCTCGGCCACCACGGCGCCAACTTCCTCTTTCAGATCACCCCAGGCATTGGACAGTTGATCCATGGCCCCAAGCCCGGCCTCGGCCGCTGCCTGGGCTTGGCCGCCATATTGCTTTTCCAACTCGGCCAAAATCAGGGTTTGCGCGCCCGCAAGGTCGCCGGTTTGCGCCAGCGCCTTGATGACCTTGGCTTGATCCTCGGAAAAGGTGACCCCAGCCCGTGACATGGCGGTGAGACCCTTGACCGGATCATTCAAAGCCTTGCCCACCATGATTGAGGCAGAGCGCAAATCACCGTCCAGGGTGGTGGCCAGATCCAGGGCGCGGGCTTGCGCCAATTGAAACTGGTCACCGGAAATATTGGTGAAGGTCAAAAGCTGTGCCGTGACCCCGTTTAGGATTTCCTCATCGCCAAAGCGGGTCAGCTCTTGCAGGGCAGAGGCGTTGCGGAACAACTCGCCAGCGGTAAAGCCAGCCGCGCCGCCGGTGGATTTGATGGCCTGCGTCACCTTGGCCTGTGCCCGTTCCTGGGTGTCATAGAGCGACAGGGAATCCCGAAAGGCAAAAAGGATCGGCGCGGTTGCAGCGGTGGCCGCCGCGCCAAAGCCGATCAGCCCCCGGCCGACACCAGCCAGGCGGCTGGAGGCGGTGGCGGCCATGCCATCCACCCCGCGCAGATTGGCGCGCACCGCATTGAAGGCCGCGCCGGTTTCGTCCCGCGCTTTGATGGCAAAAAACAGATCACGAACGCCCATAACGTGGCCTCATCTAAGTTGGAGAATTGGAGGATGACAGGAAGACAACCCAGCCCCGGATTTCCTCGGCCGGGAGGTCCAGGACCTGGCCCAAGGATTTCTTGAGGTGGAAGGCCACCCGGTAGAGGTTCCGGGTCTCGTTGTCCTCCTCTAGGAGTTTCCCAGCTTTGCCGCCGGGGTCAGGCCCAAAACCCGCATGGCGATGCGAGACACCACCTTGGGATCGGTGGCGCCCTCAAGGGTGGCCAGAGTTTCGGCGTCATCGTCCAGCAGGGGTTTGCCGTCTTTGTCTGTGAGGCAGAGAATGCAGGTCATGGCCATTTGCCGGGACTCGGATTTGCCGCAGCGGGAATTGATTTCCTGGCGCTTGCGCAGGGTCGGCGGATCATAGAAGGCCACCAGCGGTTTGCCTTCCTCTCCCCATTCGGGGATCTCGATTTCTTGGCCCCGCATATTGTCAAAATGGGCGCGGGCTGCGGTGAGGATTGCAACGGATTTGGACATGCCAAAGACCCTCCAATGGGTTCAAAATGCGTTTCAGATTTCGGGGGTGGGTGCAGCCAGGCCCGTGTGGGCCTGGCCTTGCAGTTAAGCGGCCGTGCCTGTGACCAGCGCGCCTTTGCCTGCAAAGTTGAAGGTGATGGAGACCCAGCCGTCTTTGCTGGCGGTCAGGGGCGTACCCGTCACAACGGCGGTGCCAGAGCGGTAAGGCTGGCCCGTGTCATCACCGCCGGGATAAAAATGCAGCGGCACCACGTCGCCGGGTTCCAATGAGATTTGTCCCGCGTCGGTGGGGTCAAAATAGGCCTCGGCAGAGCCGGACCATTTCTTGATGGTGGCCTCATTGTCAGACCAAGCATCGCCCATGCTGTAGCCTTCGGTCACCGTGGCTTGGGCATCGACATTCCAGGATTGCAGGTTGCCGATGGCGTCACCACTGGCACCATTCACCTTGACGCTGCCGCCGTGGCCATGAATTTTTGCCATGTGTTCAAGTCCTTTCCAGGATTACGCGGGTCAGTCCAGACCCGTCCGGTTGCAGATCAACGACAAGGAAATTCACAGCAGAGATTTCCAAGTCATCGCCCTGGGCTGCGCTGGCGGGAACCTCCACGCTGGCCACAGTCAGGACAGAATGGACGGCCGAAACGCCAACCGCTTCGCCCGTCAAGGCGACCTCGCGCGCCTCCTCAAAGATGCCGTTGAGGTCCACCAGCTCGCCGCCTTGGGTGTCCCAGGTGGCGGCGCTGCCAAAATCGGCGGGGTCAAAGAAGACGTCCCAGTCCTCAGTCATCAGTCCGCCTGATTTTCAGTTGCGGCGGCTTTGGCCTTGCGGGTCTGTCGGGCCTTGTCTTGCTCCACCCGCATGGCCTGTTTGTTCTTGACCAGGCGCTTTGCCAGATCCTCGGCAATCTGGACGGTTTCCCCGACCACATGTTTTTTGCCCTTATGGGTCAGGCCTGTTTTCAGGATCACGCCAACGGTTTTTGTGGTGTCTTTGTCGCTCATGGTTCTGCCTCTGATGCAGGGGTAAAAGGCCAGGCCCCAGCACGGGGCGCAGCCAGATCATTTGGGGGAAAGCGGGGGGTGGGGATTACAGGTGGTCACGCCCGTAAGAGAAAGACTTGTCATGGCGCAGGCCAAAATCAACGTCCTGGAAGGCGCGCAGATGGACCCCGCCAGAAGCCGCAAGGGTTGCGGTGTCCACTGTCAGGTCCAGGCCGGACCACATGGCAATGATGAAATCCATCCAGTTGCCAAAGAGCAGGCCAGCGGCGGGGGTGTTGTTGGAGGTCACAGAGCCGTAGCCGTTGAGTTCCTGGCCTTCCAGCATGAATTTGGCTTCACCGGCAACCTTGGGCGTGGATTTCAACCAGCCGCGCATATTGGCGTTAAAGGCGTATTTCATGCCCTCCACGTCCGCGTCATCCGCTGCGATCTTGGTTTCCATTTCCACCACCTCCGCCCAGGTCGGGGCGCCTGCGGTGCCAAAATCAACATCCGTGATGGAATGATCCAGCATCCCGTTTGGTGCGTCGGTGTCGGCATCGCCATTGATGCCCACGCGGTCCAGTTCCAAAGCCATGATCTTGATCAGATCATCCCGGACAAGGGCCTCCATATCGGGCGAGGTTTGCAACATCGCCCGGCGGGTGATCGGCACCGCCGCTGCCAGTGTATGGGGCGTGAGGCTTACCCCATCAAAGCCGGATTGCGATTCAGAAGGCGCGCCACCTTCACCCAGCCAATAGGCGGTGCCGCCGCTGGCCTGGCGGGGAATGGTGACATTGCCAGACAGGCCGGTGAGGGTGCGAACCCCAAGCCGGGTCAGGGCCGCGCGTTTGCGCAAAAGCCCGATGAAAGAGCCGTCCATATGCTGATTTGCAACCAGGACACCACCATCCGCAGCGGTGCCGACATTCTGCGCGCGGGTCTGCCCCCTGACAAAATCCTGGCGTGCCAGAACATCAGTGGGAACCAAAATCCCTTTGGCAGAGCGGCCCAAGGTGTCTTGCGCCGCCTCGGAGACTTCAATTTCAAAGGCCGCCGCCTCGCGCGCTTTGGCGTTGTTGGGATCTGACAGGAAGCGCACCGCGCGCATAAGCGAAAAGCTTTGGGCCTCGTTGTCAGTGAGGCCGATTTCCGCATTCTTTGAACGGGTGCCCTCGGCCTGGTCGCTGCCCATGTCATCCAGAATGGAGCGCTGGAAGGCCGCCACGGTGGTTTCGCCCTCAAGGGCCGCCTCTACCTTTTCGGGGTCAACCTCAAATTTGCGGCCCAGGGCGCGGATTTCCTTTTGACGGGCCTTGTCTGCGCGCAGAGCATCCGCCGCAGAGGGGGTTTTGGGCGCGGCCGGTTGGCTGCGGTTTTGGGTGTCATCGGCAGGGGTGTTGGTGTCCTGGGTGTTGGTGTCTTTCGCCATGTCTTGGCCTTCCATTTCAAATTGCAGGGGGAGAGTGATTTCGCCGTCACAGTTTGCGGCGCGCCCAATGCCCACGGATGGGTCGGCGGGACAGGGGCAAAGGGTGATCTCGAAGGGGCACCAAGCGGCGCGCAAGATCCGGTGGCCGGTCTCTTGATCCATCCCAACATGGGTGAAACTCTTGACCCGATAGCCAACCGACACGCCCGAAACTTCACCGTCTCGGATGCGGGTCAGGATTTCGGAGGCCCGCGCGCCTTTGCCAATCCGGCAAATGGCACGGCCGCGCGCCCCTTCAATCCATGCTTTTTCAACAACCCCAATCTGGGAGTCGATAGACTGGGTGTGATCCGTCAAAAGAGCGGCGCGACCCGTCGCCAGTTGCGACAGATCCACCTCCCCATCAGAATGTCCCAGCACCTCAAGCCCGGTGAATTCCTCGCCGGACTCAAGAATGAAATGGCGGGCAAAAGGTGCCTCGCTCGAAAAGGTCAGGGCCACGCGGCGGTCTTCACCGCTCGCGCCATCAGGCGCGGACGCCTCCAGCAGCCCGGCGCGTGTCAAACGCGCGGGCACCTTGATTTTATCGCTCATGTTTGGGGGCCTCTTATCTAGCCGTTGTCGGGATCTTGACTGCCGTCTTCGCCCTGAGTAGGATCTGGCAGGGATGCAGCCGTGGTGGATTTCAGAGAGGCCAGCAGCGCCAGGCCAAGGCCGGGGCGCGCTGCGTCCAGCGTTTCCACATCGCGGGCAAAGCGCATGGCGACCTGTTCAAAGTCCTCGCCGCGTTCCGCCACAATGTCGGATGGCGCCACCAACAGATTTGACAGGTTCTTCTCGTTAGCCACCGCGTCATCCTTGGGATTGACCGAGGCCCAGCCCCGGCCGCGCCAGGTGGCGGCCTCTCTGAATTTGCCCTCACTGGACATGGGCAACAGCTTGCCCGATGGCAAAACCACCTGATTTGACAGGAAGGCCATGGGCAGGAAGGATTTGAAAACCTCGTCATGCAGACCCTCGGAAAGGTCGCGCTGGAATACGCGCCATTCGTCCCGTTCCTCGCCCCGGCCGTCCTTGAGGCTGGAAAAATTAGCGCCCTCCATGTCCGAGGACAGGCCCGCATATGACACCCCCAGTCCGGCAGCGCCGCCGCGTGTCAGGGATTTCATAAACCCTGGCATATTGGCATCCGGGTAGTTTGAGGGATTGCCCTTGGCGGTGTATCCCGGCGGCAGATCCACAATTGACCCGGCCTCGATTTCGTCCGGGATTTCGTCATCCTCGCTGGGGGCCGCAGTGGGGGCGCCGTCTGGGTCGTTTTGCTCCAAAAACACCATGGCCGCCGCGCCGTAGTGGGCAGCGGTGAGGGCGGATTCCTCATACTTGGACAGCATGTTGAACCGGCGTAGGGCGGTGTGGGATTCAGGGGTGCCCAGGGCTTGGCCGGTTTCTGTCTCGCGGATAACATGGATGATCTGGCTTGCCGGAATGCGCAGGCGATTGCGGGTCCGGCCGGTGTGCGCCTCCATCGGGTGGCCGTCAAACATATGAAAGGCCAGCGGGCGGCCGAATTGGTTGAACTCCACGCCGCCGTCAATGTAGCGCCCACCTGAGAGGGTTTGCACCAGATCCAGGTCCAGCAGATCAACAGAGATAGGTTGCACCTGATAGCCGAATTTCCCAAAGGCCCGGCCGCGCCACTCGCGCAACAGGAAATTGCCCTCGCGCGCCAGCATGGTGGCCGCCACTTTCTCGATTTTCCACCAGGATAGGCGGCCGCAGGGGGTGCAATTGCCCCGCTTGCACCATTTGCCCCAGGCCTTTTCAATCGCTTGGTTGGCTGGTTTGTCCGGTTTTCCGTCGCGGTTCTGGCCATTCATTTGCAGGGAAATGCCGTTCCAGCCCACTACATGGCGGCGGACCATCATTTCATAGGATTTGAGGTAATCCACATTCTGCGCCGCCACGCGGGCGTGATTGATCAACCCGCGCAGATCCATGCGGGTTTGCGATCTGGAGGAATCCCCTAGGATATTGCCAAAGCCACCCACCAAGCGGCCGCCGCGCGCCGCCTTGAACCGGCGGACCTGGGTTTGGCTTGCGGGCTTTACCTGCGCCGGGGCGGTTTGTGTTGGCGAGGTCTGGGGCGCATAGCCCAGGACGCCGCCGCGCACTTCAAGGGATCTTTCCGCTTGCATGTCAGAGCCTCACTTTCCTGTAACGGGGGCCGGTGCCTTTGCCTGTGGTGGCGGCCTGTTCTGCCTGCACCTCGCGCATGAGCCGGGCACGGGTACTGCGCAGCACCTCAAACGGGGTGCGGGTCAGGGATCGGCCTTCAATTGAATAGGCCTCAACATCCTTGGTTGCGCGGCCTTCCAAAACGGCGTTGACCGCATCCAGCAACCTTTGCGCCTGGCTGCGGGTGTCATTGGACTGGCTTGGATCTGGCGACACGGTGACGTCACCGCAGCGAATGGAGACCCGCGCACCGTCCGAGGTCCGGGTGGCAAAGAGCGTCCAGGTATAGGCAGCGGGGGCCAGGGCCGTGGTGACGGCGGGCAAGACTGAGACCAGCCAGCCATCCGCATCCGCAACCGCCGGGGCGGTGGTGGGCGCGCCGCCTGATTTGGGCGCCAGGGAATAGCCCAGCGTATAGACCGCCGATGGGTAGAGCGCGGCAAATTCATCCAAGCGCCAGGTCCACAGATCACCGGCCACCAGATATGAGGGAACGCCCTGCGCTGGTGTGAAAGCGTTGTCAGTCATACTGCCCCCTGGTCCTGTTCTGCCCTCCAGTCCTGCAAGGCAGAGTTGCGGGTGGTGGGGCTGGCCAGGTCATCACGCGCGCCATCGTCCCGCAGGGTTTGCATGGCGCGCAGGTTTGCCATCACCTGGGGCGCGCTGGTTATGGTGGCGGCGAATTCGCGCTGGAAATCATGGCTCTTGATCTGGGCACGGCCGCCAAAGAAAAACGACACAATCACGCCAATGATGGTCCACAGACCCACCGGGATAATGGCCCAGGCGGTGAAGACCTCGGCCATGCGGATTGGGTCAATTGCGGTCCAGATCAGCAGGCCAAAAACGGTGAGGACCATCACCGGGCGCGGCAATCGGTTGAGGCCATCCACCAGGGCGTCAAACCAGGTGCGGTTCTGGCGCTGGTGAAACTCATTTGAGAGCTGCGCCAAGGTGGCGGAGTCCAGATCGAAGGCGCGCGAGGCGCTGGCCTCGGCATTGGGGCGGAACACTTCCACGGTATCGCGCAACACATTTGCGCCACCGCCAAACAGCAGTTTGAGCAGCTTCATTTGCAGGCCTCATTTTCGGGGATTTTCGCAGGCCGCCAAGATCGGCGGCCCAATCGTCGCAGGGGTCCGTCACCGGTTAGCGCCGATCAGTGCCAGGCGGCGCACCTGGCGCGGTGGCCCGCGTCTGACAGGTGATAACGGGGGCGCATGAAATCTTCGGCGCGGGTGATCCAGCCGCCTTTGCCACCGTCCCGGCGGCGGGCAAATTTGCGGGACTTGGCGCGCCGATCCGCCAGCGCATAATAGTAATCGCGCCGGGCAATGCCGTAGGCATCCACAAGGAAAGCGCCCATTTGATCATGGGCACGGGTCACGGCGGAAATGGTCAGGGGGCCAAGGCCGCCATCCACCACCAGATCCGCGTCCGTAGTTCCGGTTTCATTGATTAGCCGTTGCAGGATCTTGACCGCATTGGACCCGGCATTGACGTACATATCAAAGACGCTGGCCTGGATCGGTTCCGGCAGTTGCGCAATCTTGGGGCGGTGGAAATAGTGCCGCAGATAAATATCCACCGCCAGATCCACGGTGACCAGTTTGACGTCCGCCACATCCACGTCGCCGTCCGCGTCCAGATCCAGACCGAGGCGGCGCAGGGTGTGAATGGTCACGCCGCGATTGGTGGCGCCGCCGGGGTCTGAGGGATCATTTACAAAGCCCCCCTCGCGGCGGACAATTTCAAGCGCAATATCTTTGGGCGACTGCATGGCGCGGCCTCCTATCGTTTGGGTGAATTGTGAGTGAGTGGGCAGAGAAAGGGCTGAGCTAGTCCCAGCCACCAAAGGAGCGGCCCCGGCGCTTGCCGCCCCGGCGTTTTTTCGGTTTGGTAGGTTTGGCTGGGGTGGTGACCTCTGCCGCCAAGTCCTGGTCTGTGTCCAGATCCACAGGCACATCCATCACAGCAAAGGAATTGCCCGGCCCGATCACAGCCCAGGCAGGGCAGGTTTTGGGCTGGGTCCAGTCGATTTTTTCCACCCCCAGCACAATGGCCAGGGCAAGGTCATAGACAGCGAGGTCCAGGGCCTCATTGCGTTTGACACCGGGCCGGGGTTCCCAACCTTTTTGGGTGCGGCGTTCCGCTGCCAGTTCGGCGGGGATCTCGGCGGGCGCGCCCTTGGGAATATGGATGGCGCTGGCGCCAACGTCTTCCCGGTTGAGGCTGGCGGCGATCTCATCTTTCAGCCGATCCGTTCCGGCCCGCACCAACAGAATATCCCGCGCCGCTTTCTTGCGGCCCTGGTGCGAGGTTTCCGGCGCCTTCACCTCGGCCCGCTTTTTGTTGTCACCGCCAACGCCGCGCACCAGATGGAACCGGCGCGGGTGGCTTTTGCGCGTCTTGCGCCAGAAGTTATAGGCGCGCGGGGTCACGCCCGCCTTGCCCCCGGCATCGCAAATGACAGAGAGCGCCTTGATGCGGTGATCTGCATTGGCCACCGGATAGGACAGCTCCATAAGGTCCAGCAGCGCGTCCCAGTCTTCCCCGTATTTGGCCGGGTCAAGCTGGCGATCTGCGGCGCGGGGCGCCGTCTTGGGCGGCTGGTGAATATCAAAGCGGTCAATCAACACCCGCTCGCCATGGGCCAAATGCGCCATGACCTGGACCACAAAGCGGCCGCCCTGGACGTCCACCGCGATCAGGATAAACCGGGTTTCCGCAGGCGCCACTTTCCAGGCATGATCCGTCATGGTGTCGCGCAGGGCCTTTTCGGAAATTGACGCCGCATCATTCAGGGCGCGGGGGCGATAGGGGCGGCCCACGTCCAGGTTGATGGCCGCTTGCAGGGGCTTTTCATTGCCGGTTCGCGCCAGTTCTTCCTCGCCTTCAAGGACGCGGGTCACAATCTGGGACCAAGGGGCCAGCGCCGCCGCCGGACCTTCCATCCAGTAAGAGGCCACAGGGGTTTCCCGGACCTCATCCCCCAGCGGCACCAGGCCACCGTCCTGGCCTTCATGCAGCCAGCGGGCGGTCCGGTTCAGCTCAGCTTTTTGATGCGGTTCAATCACGCCGCCGCAATGCAGGCAGGACATATAGGCGCCCTTGCCACGCTCGGCCGGGCTGCCTTCTTTGGGATAGCCGATCCGCTCAAAGGTCGGCTGGAACTCTCCCTGGCAATCCGGGCAGCGCCAATAGAGGCGGCCACGGGTGCCGGTGTTGTAGATGCCCAAAATCCCCTCGCAGGGCGGCGCCTCATGGGGCGTCTTGGCCTGCCAGTTTTCATCCAGGATGGGAAAGCGGGGCGAGGATTCCGCAACATTCATGCCGCGCGATCCGGCCTGGGTGTGACGCTTGCGGCCCAGGTCGAATGCCGGGCCTTGGCCCTCTACATCCTGATAGGCCTTTTGGTCATAGTCCGCCATCAGCACCAAAGGGATTGAGCGGCCGGAGAGCTTATTGTCCACCGGCCAATCCAGGGTCAGGCGGCCGCCGCCGGTAAAGGTTTTCTCATGGGTGTTATCCAGCCGCAGCGCGTCCCGCAGTTCCGGCGAATTCTTGATGATCTGTTTTAGCTCTTGCACCGACCACTCGCGCGCCGCTGCCTGGGACATGTAGAAAATCGACACCAAGCGCGGATAGGTCAGCACCGAATGCGCCCATGGATTGATGATCATGCTTTCCGTTTTTGAAGACCGCGCCGGGCCAACAAAGACCACCGATTCAAAACGGCGCGACATTGTGGTGTCCTGTGGCTCCACCATGTAGGGCGCCACCGCATTGTCCCAGAATGTCCAGTGGCCGCCTGCGTTCACCTTGCGGCGGGTGGCGGCCTCAGAGACAGAAATCCGAGACGGCGGAGAAAGCGCAGGCAAGGCCGCGCGCAGCGCATCCGAGACCGGCCGAAAGCCAGGCAGGGGCGCGCCCTCCCTGTATTCGGGGGCATCGTTTTGCAGCATGGGGCACCGAGGGGCTAGAATTCAAAGGCGCGGAACACATGCACCTCGGCGGTTGTGCCCGTGGCGTGAACCCGCGTGACACCGCAGGGGATCATTTGCCCTGTGACCACAGGAACGGTACGCGGCGCATCGCCCATGGGGGATTCAAAAACCACCTGGCCACTTGTGGCCGCATAGAGTGAAATGCCGATAAAGGGGAGGTCCACAGTGTCATTTGGCACCACCGGGACAAGATCACCGGCCGGGCCATTGACCGGAACGGCGCGAGACGTAAAGGGGTTTTTCATTGGGTGTCCTTTCAGGGTTGGTCTTTGGAAAGCAGATCCTCCACCGCGCCACGGGCACCATGCAGAACATCGTCTAGAATTTCCTGGATGACCTCCACCGCAGCCGGGGGCAGGTTCAATTCGCGGGCCAATCGGTCCGGCGCCGCGTCCAGCCCGTCGCGGATGGCAACAAAGGACTTTTCAAAAGCCTCGGCCACATCGCTGGCGCGCAGGAAGTCCCGGCGCGCGGCGGCGGCGAGTATCCATTCCTTTTCCACCTTTAAGGCTTGCTCTTGTTCCTTGGGCGAAAGTGCCGCCCGGCCAAGATCCTGGATAGATCCACCCAGCAATTCCATGCGCAGTTGCGCGGTGGCGTCCTCGGCATGTTGCCGGGTGGCGGCGTCTTGGGCATCCCGTGCCATGCGCCAGGCATAGGCAACAGACAGGCGGAACACGTAGGACCGGCCATTGGTGCCGCGCTCCACAAAGGGGATGCGCTCGGGTTCTGGCAGCACCAGCCATTTGTCGATGGTGGTGGTGGATACATCCAGCGCCGCGCCCAACAGGTTCTTGTTCACCTCGGCATCCGGGACGCCCTTGGGCATCGGGTATTTCTCCACCAGCGCCCGTTCCTCGCCAGCCAGCGGCGGCAATTCTGGGGCGGGTGGTGTCTCAGCGTCTTGCATAACAACAACCCCAATCCAAAAAGCCACCCCTCGGAAATTCCCCACCGCCCAAAACAACGGGGCGCGAATATACCCACGTGGCAGGGCGCCAGAAGGACCCGCGATTGATTTTGGGAAGGCCTAGCGGCGGCGGGTGGCGAAGGCCTTGGCCAGGGCGCGATAGAAGTGGCGGGGAAAGCGGCGGCCCGCTGCGGCGTTCATTTTCGGATAGAACTTGAACGCTTTGCGATAGGAGGGGGCCTTGTCAGTGAAGGCAAAGATCTTCTTGGGGGCTTTGCGCCCCTTGCGTTCATAGATGCCCGGCGTCATCCGGCCGCCAGCCCTTGGTGTGAAGTAGCGAGCGGCCGATGACCGGCGCTTGCGGGCGCCAGAGGCCTTGGTCTCATTTTGCGCTGCATCCCCCTGCGCCTTGAGGCCAGACAATACCTTTTGGATCTGGCCCGGCGAGACATTGCCGTGCTTGTTCTTTCGGGCATGTTTGGTGGGCACCACGTATCCCGCACCCAGCCGGGCATTCAGTAGCCGTTCCAACCCGGTCTTGGCCCTGGGGCCGCCCTCCACCTGGCGCAACAGGTAGTCTTTGCGAGCGGCGGCGAATTTGCGTTCAATCTTGATCTGCAACCGTCGCTTGGTAGCGCGGCGAAAGTGAAAGGCGTTCAACGTCCAGCGGGTCGGATTGTGGAACGTCCGCCGCATATGCCGCTTGTTCAGCTCTATCAGATCCTTGCCGGTGTTATTGAGGGCAACAGAGGTGGCAAAGGGCAGTTGCCGTTTGGCGGCGTCTGATAGGTCGCGCTCAACATCGCGCAGGTTAGATTGCAGGTTCATTTTCAAGGCGCCATTCCTGCCATCGAAAAGTAGTGAGTATGTTCTTGCAGAGTGTTCGTTCATGATTGGGAACTTGGCTGGAGCTTTGGACTAAGAGATTATCGGTTCTGGAAATGACATTTGAGCTTTTCTTGCCGTCTGTTGTCCGTCCGGTCCCCCGCGTAAGGCCTTGCTTTTCGATGCAAACTATGCGTGTAGATGCTGGATGCAATGCTAGCTAGTGGGTTGGAAAATTGGCACACGAACTGATCACAATTGATAGAAAACCTCTCCAGTTTCGGCGGGCAGTAGTTAGTCCAGCTTGGAACGATGAGAAGGTTTTGACTTCCGATTTGTGGATGTATGTCGACTTGTGGATTAGGCGAAACGCTAAAGGTACTGACGCACAGTTTTTCTGGCGACAGGCCCGTGAGTTTTACCGCTCGTCGTTAGGCCTGCCTATTACAGCCTCGCCACTTGCACTATATTATTGCTTCCTTAATGCGACAAAGGCTTTGCTGTTAGCCAAAAAGATCAAGTTTTCTGACCACCATGGCGTTTCAGGAAAGATTACTGCCAAAAAGGCAAGCCTTTCGAATGAAGAGGTTACTCTAAAATCTGCGGGTGTTCTGCCTGCTTTGATCGCCCATTATGGGGATGAGAAAAGCGGATCCTATACTCTCAAAGATTTGCTTGGAAATATGGCGTTTGTTCACAGGTCCTATTGCCTTTCATATAGCGCGCCGTACCATTTTTTCTCCCTTTCGGATCCTTTGTATGTGAGGGCAGTCGGTTCGACAGAGGCATGGCTAAGCGCGGGTCTCGAAAAGCGGTTTGATGATCTCCGAGTTTTGGCTACTTTGCCACCGGGTTTCCAAAAAAACACAAATTTTACAGAAGAACTTGTAGTTCGAAAGAAAAAGAGGTTCCGTTGGGAAAAGGGTTCGAAAAAGAAGGTAAAAAACTTATCAGGACTGACGAAGTATCATTCAAAATTACGTCGAGACGTTACATACATAACCGGAACTGATCAGTGGTATCTAAAAAGAAGGCACTCGAACGCCGTAACGATCAATCGCCATACCCCCACGATGATTTTCGCTGCAATGCATAGGCTAAGCGAACTATCTCGCTATGACCCTTTGCGGTTGTCACGATTGCTTGATACTCACCGAAATTGGATTTTGGCAGAGTTTATTAAGACGGCTCCCGCTCAATTCCTGGATGAAATCGCTTGCGAACTAACTGGTCAGGAAATTCACGTTCCAGGGATTCACGTAGGAAGCTCTCTCGTCCAAGTTTAGTGTGTCCGCAGGTGTTAGAACAGTTCCACTCAGATACGTCCGCCGGATGATTTTCGTTTCCGCAATCTAACGCAGCTCTTTGACGATGCCTGGGGGTATACATCAGTGTTTCGGGCTGTTGCGCGAATTTGTGGATGGGGTCGCAGTTTGGCAGTAGCCGCAACACCGTGCCAGACATTGGGCCATTTCGACTATGGCAAGGGTTGCGGCGTCCTGCGCGAACTCATTCGACGCGGCGGCACCGATCTTGCGCAGAATCTCGGCCCGGCTTAGCTCATCCACTGCTACCCATTGGGCGAGTTGCCGAAAACTCACCCTGGCCAGACCATCAGAGCGGCGCAGGCGGCGGGCGTCTTTCACTGGCACGACCAGTTCCCCATCGGCAAGCGCTGCGTTCATTTGGCGCAGGCGGGTTGCGGCGGTGAGGGCGCGAAGGCTGGGGCCGCGTGCGGCAGGGCCACCCGAGCCGCCCGTTGGATCACTGGTGCCCCCCGATGAATGCACGGTCTCGAACACTTCGGCATAGTCCAAAACAGCGGCGCGCGCGGCTGGGTTGAGGATGCGCAGGGTGGAGGGCGTTTTTACCCGCCAGACCCGTGCCCGGTTTAGAACCACCTGGCCATCGGCGCCCTGGCTTGCTCCGGTCTCAATCTCGGCTTGTTCAATGCTTGGCCTGGCCAGCCGGGCCTCTGTGCCATCGGCCAATTTGGCGCGGGTGTCCCAGGTGAAGGGGGGCAGGGTGACTTTGGGTGTTGGGCGGGTTTTGCGCTTACGGGCCATGGGGCAGTCCTTTCCTTGGTGAGGCCGGTGACACCGGCCCATTTCTTTCCAAAAAAAACCTGTACAAGGATTTTTATGTATAAGGCGCTACTTCACCATCTTCACTAACCTCACCACATCTTTTATTTTCAATAGGTTAGATATAGAAAATCTGGTGAGCTATTGGTGAGCTTAGTGAAGCGTTTCTTTAGATTTTGCGCCGTTTTCCTTATTCCTTCCCCGCCGGACTACGGCGGGGGCCGCTTATTCTTCCCTCTCTTGGGGCGTTTTGGTGAAGT